TTTCTTGTTTGAGGCGGAGCAGATAGAGTTTAATTCGGGGTTGGTAATTACCCCGGAAAATGTGTTATTTAGCTACGGGGTCATGGATGCGGCGGCGGTTGTGTTGCGGTTGCCGATTGGGGCCTTGGACATGATTTTTGAGGGGCGGATTGGATGAAATCCCCAGCCTGGACGCGGAAAGCCGGAAAGAACCCCAGTGGTGGTTTGAATGAGGCTGGCCGTCGTTCTTATGAGGCGGCTAATCCGGGTTCTAATCTGAAGGCGCCGGTGAAGGCGGGGGATAACCCTCGCCGGGCTAGTTTCCTGGCGCGGATGGGGAATATGCCGGGACCGGAGCGTGACGCGAATGGCGAACCCACTCGCCTGCTGAAATCGTTGCAGGCGTGGGGCGCTTCCAGTAAGGCGGATGCTAAGGCGAAGGCCAAGGCTATTTCGGCCCGGAACGAGGGAAAGAAGAAATGAAGAAGCCTGTTTGGGAAACCAAAGACCCGACGAAGGGCGATAAGAAGATGTCGCCCAAGCAGAAGACTTCCGCCAAGGCGATGGCGAAAGCGGCGGGGCGCCCTTATCCTAATCTTGTGGACAATATGCGCGCCGCGAGGAAGAAGAAATGAGCCGCCAGCTAAAGGACGATAACGGGTATTCCATACCCCAGGTGTTTGAATTGGATGGCGCCACGGTGATTTCGGTTTCCGATACAAGCCAGCAATCCGCCGCTTTTGCCTCTACCACCACGGCAATTAGAATTGCGGTTACTAATCACCATGTCCATTTTGCGGTGAATACCAATCCGGTTGCTACCACTTCCAGTTCGATTATTCCAAAGGATTGGGTGGAGACGATTGCGGTTCGCCCTGGACACAAGTTGGCGGTCATTAAGGGTAATGGCGCGGGCCAGCCGGTGATCTCCATTACGGAGTTGGTGTAATGCAGTGCCCGAAGGCAACCTATGATCTTGAAGAGAATGTGGAATACCGTGATCGGGCGTTTAAGGACTTCGGTTATGGTCCTGCGAACCCGAATAGCGAGGATGACTTCTTCTGGAAACTCCGGGCGCAGGAATGGAATACGTCTCCTGATGAGGCTAAGACGATGCGGTGTGGTAATTGCGCCGCGTTCATCCAGACCCCGGAAATGATGGCTTGTATTGTTAAGGGCATCCAGGGGGAAGAAAGCAACGATGAGACGTATGCGCCCGAAGTATCTAAGGCGGCGAACTTGGGCTATTGTGAATTGTTGGAGTTCAAATGTGCGGCATCGCGCACTTGTAGCGCGTGGTTAGTCGGTGGTCCGATTACGAAGCCGATGACCAAGCGCCAGCGCGAGACGGTTTTGATGGCGAAGGTGATGTTGCCCAAGGGCGACGATGAAGAGACAGAGGAAGAGTATTGATGTCTAAAGCCGTCACCGCCCCGCGTGAGTTGAAGATCAAGGGCCAGGATCATATGCTGGCTTATATCACGCGCAAGGAAGCAGATTTGCTGAAGGCTCGCGGTGGTTCTGGGCGTAAGACGCGGTATGGCATCCCTTCCTATGAGGATGGGGATGGTAGTGATGGGAGCGACGGTTCAAATGGAAGTGATAGTGATACTGGCGGAGATGCTGCTAATTCTGAAGCAGGCACTGCCGCTGCTGCCGGTGGAGTTTCAGGAACTGGCGCCGGTCCAACCGGCGCTGGGGCTGGCGACACCAATGAAACCGGGCCAACTGCTGCCGATGTAGGTATTAGCGGGGCTGATATGGCGGTGGCGGATGTTGCGCCAGCAGCCCCGACAGCGACGGTGAACACTGCGCCATTTGGCCAGGCGCCTTCTGCGCTTGGTATGGGCTTGATGGGGATGGCGGCAAGCGCCGTGACGGGCGTCCCTGGTCTTGGCGCGCTGGGTACGGCGATTGGTACGGGGCTTGATGTTGGTAATCTAAATGAGCAGCTTGGCATGATGGGGCTGGACCCCACGGCAGTTTCTTATGATCAGGCTTTGGCTAACGCCATGTCTTTGGGCGCTATGGGCAAGAGTGCGACAGATCAATTTGGGCAAGCATTGGGTTTTGACGCTTTGGCGGAAGCGCCAATGTCGGCTTTCAGTACGCCGGATTTATCTGCGCCCCCGTCTTTTGATACTGCGAGCGAGTATGCGTTATTGAATGAACAACTTCCTACGGGGGCTGCGCCAATAGCCACCCCTACCATTGCCCCATATAACCCGGCTGGTGGTTATGTTGTCGTGAATGGCAACATCGTCCCCCGCGCATCGCTTGGCTTGTTAGGATAAACACATGGACCCGAAGATTTCAGATTTGGTGTCTGACTTGACAGGCATGATGCAGGATATGGCGGTTGACGCTGGCATGGATGCTGAATTGCCAGATGAGATTGATATTCAGGCTATTGTTACTGGCGAGATCGAAGATGCGGTTGATTATATCGACAGCACCATTTCGCCATTGCGGGCGGTGGCGACTGAGTATTACCGTGGAATGCCATTCGGGAACGAGGAAGATGGGCGGTCCCAGGTAGTTAGCCGCGATGTGCGGGATACGGTGCAGGCGATCTTGCCGAGCCTGATGCGTGTATTCTTTGGTAGCCAGAAGATTGTTGAGTTCGTCCCCAATGGCCCAGAAGATGTGGCGGCAGCGGAACAGGCGACGGACTACATTAATTATGTGATTACGCGCGATAATCCGGGCTTTGAGATTTTCTATTCTGCTTTCAAGGATGCCTTGGTTTGCAAAACCGGGATCATCAAGTTTTACTGGGATTCTCAGGTAGAAATCCAGACCGTTGATATGAGCGGTTTGGACGATACTGCGCTGGCGGTATTGAACTCTGATCCTGATTGTGAAGTGCAAGTGACGGTGGCTTATCCGGGGGATATTGATCCGGCTACGGGGATGCCTGGCCCGGCTATGTATGATGTGCGGGTTATCCGTCGCTGGGACAGGGGCCGCTTGAAGATTGCGGCGGTTCCGCCGGAAGAACTGTTGGTGGCGCGGTCTGCTATTAGCCTGGATGATTCGTCCATTGTCGCGCATCGCCGCATCATGACGGTCAGTGAATTGGTGGCAATGGGTTATGATCCTGATGAAATCAATCCATACGCCAATGAAGTTGATGAACTAGAGGACAATGAAGAGCGGTTTATTCGTAATCCGCAAGCCACCATTGATATGGCTAATCGGTCTGATGTTGCCGCGAAAAAGGTTCTGTACGTCGAAGCCTATGTAAAGATCGACATGGATGGCGACGGCATCGCGGAACTGCGCCGCATTTGCACGGTTGGTCAGGCTTATGAGGTTATGCGGAATGAACCGGCGGACATGATCCCGTTTGCGGTGTTCTGCCCTGACCCAGAACCTCACACGTTCTTCGGTTTGTCTGTTGCTGATCAGGTGATGGATATTCAGCTTATCAAATCCAACATCCAGCGGAATATGCTGGATAGTCTGGCGCTGGCCATTCATCCGCGTGTGGGTGTGGTTGAGGGCCAGGTGAATGTTGACGATGTGCTGAATACGGAAGTTGGTGGCGTCATCCGTATGCGGGCGCCGGGGATGGTGCAGCCGTTTAACTTGCCATTCGTGGGCCAGCAGGCTTTCCCGATGCTGGACTACATGGATGGCATGAAGGAAAGCCGCACGGGCATTACCAAGGCGGCGGCTGGCTTGGCGGCGGATAGTTTGCAGTCTTCTACCCGCGCAGCGGTGGCGGCTACGGTGTCAGCGGCCCAACAGCGTATTGAACTGATTGCCCGTATTTTTGCGGAAAGCGGCATGAAGCGGCTGTTTACGGGCTTGTTGAAGTTAGCGGTCCAGAACCAGCGCGCGGAGCGTATGGTTCGGTTGCGCGGTCAGTTTGTGCCGGTGGACCCGCGCAGTTGGGATGCCAACATGGATGTTATTGCGAATATCGCGCTGGGTGGTGGCACGGAACAGGAGAAAATCCAAGTTCTCACCACAGTTATGGCAAAACAAGAGCAAATCTTGCAGTTGGCTGGCATGGATAACCCGCTGGTTAGTTTGGCGCAGTATCGGAATACACTGGCGCAAATATTGGCGCTTTCCGGCTACAAGGACGCTAATCAGTTCTTTAGTGATCCGGCGCAAATGCCCCCAATGCCACCGCAACCACCGAAGCCTTCGCCGGAAGAAATGCTGGCCCAGGCGCAGATGGCGGCGATTCAGGCTGACATCCAAAAGAAGGCGGCTGAATTGGAATTGCGCCGCGAGGAAATGGTCCGTAAGGACGACTTGCAGCGCGATCAAATGGAAGCTGATTTGATGGTCAAGATTGCCGAGATGCAGGCTCGTTATGGGGCGCAGATTGATGTGGCGCAGATCAGGGCTTCTATGGAGCGGGACCGTGAGGCGATGCGCCAGATGCAGATGATGCAGCGCCAA